GATACTACAATGAAGTTTGCGCCACCACGAAGAGTTGCTTTATGAATCTGTGCTGAAATCTGGTTAATCTTTGTGAATAACTCTTGGTTCCAGTCTTTCTGAGTGTAGTTAGTTGAGAATGCAGCCATACGTCTCCAACCATTTACATCCCAACGTGCTTGCCAAGGAGCGCCCTTACGTAAGTCACGAAGAATTTCACGGTCGATTTCAGCAGCAATCTGCTCTGAAAGGATAGCTGTTAACTCAGCTTCTGCGTCAATGTTGTGGAATGCAGAAACGTCTTGTGCAAGTTCTGGAGACCATGTTGCACGAAGTTTTCTTTCTTCAACAGCAACTGTTACGCTATCAAGTTTGAATGAAACTTCACCAATTTCAGTTTCAAGCTCTAATGAATCGTATTGTGCCCAAGCGATTTTGAACAATGATGCGATTGCTTCTTTTGTTTCCTCTGTGCTACCAGATGAAATTGCTGCATCAAGTGCGTTAGAGTCAACACCAACATATCCATCAATTGTGCCTGCTTGCTGAACAACTGGTTTTGCAAGGTCAAGTTCGAGATAAATCTTACCATCAGCATCGCAAAGACCATCATATTCTACAATACCTTTACCATATTTCTGTGTAACAACACGGAATGGGATTGATTCGAACTTACGGAAAGCAGAAGTCATAACTGCTGAACCGTCAGCAACTGGAGCAGCTGCAAGTTCTTTCATTGTGATAACTTTCAAAGAAGCAAGGAAACCTTCAGTATCCATTTCGTTTCCATCAGGACCGGTCAAACGACCTGCGTTGAATGCTGAGAAGCCATCAACTTCAAGGATTACGTTACGAACAGTTCCGTCGAAACCACTCTTGAAATACTTGTTAAGGTTGTCAGCACCGAATGGACGTACACCCATTGGAGTTAACATAACTGGTACAGCAGCACCAACCTTAATTGTTACCTTACCTTTAGAGTTATCATAAAGGAAGTCATTGTAGAACAAGTCATAAAGACTCTTTTGGAAGTACTGAGTTACCTCAGGGCCTGCCTGGCGATAGTTAGTTGCAGGAATTGTTGGGTCTTCTTTAACAGCCTGTGCTAAAGCATAGCCATCAGCATATTCCTCTTTACCTGCTTCGATAGCTGGGTTAATCTTAACGAATTTCTTTTCAAGTTCGTTGATTGTCTCATCTGGAAGATAGTATCTTGGGTCAATACGTCCACCTTGGTTACGGTTTACGCGGTCATAACCCATAAGACCTTTATGACGTCCAGTTGTACCATCAATGATGTCGCCTGGCTCAGTTTCGCCTGAATAACTTTCTGGGAGTGCCCATTCTCTTTCTGATGTAACAGGAAGAATGAAGAACAACTTACCAACAGGAAGGTTCATAGCCTGAACTGAAACGATGTCGTTAGCAAGAAGTTTGCTGAATACACGACGGATAATTGGGAAAACAACAGTTTCAAAAGAACCGCTGTTATCAGAAGCAGTAGCCTCATAAATCAAGTGCTTTGCCTCGTTTTCAAACAACGTAGCGACATTCTCTTTAATGTTGCCATCAAGACCCTCTGTAAATCCAAGAGAATCCCAACGATTCTGAATGTCCTCACGTATTTTTTTCTGAGCGTTAAGTTCGATATTACCTACTTGTCCGCTTGTTAAAAATTCTCTCATAATGAATTATTTAAATAATTTATTTTTTTAGGTTAATTTTTTACTTACAAATTCTATGCATCAAATCAAGCGAAGTTAACATATCGTTTGAAAGATAGATTTGTGTTTCATTGATTTTGTTTTCATTTACAGCGTACTCTTTGCTTTCATCAAGGTTCATCTTTGATTTCTTCTTCAAGTCGCGTGAAATGCTCTCAAAAAGTGTGTTTGAATCGCTAACAGTCTTAGCTTCGTTTCCGAATCTTGCGATAATCTCTTTCTTCTCATCCTTAGTTGTTGAATTTTCCATAACTAATTTAATGATATTTCCAAGATTAACGTTTGTAACTGCTGCTTCTTCCAGAGTGTTTTTAAACTGCATTAAAGCAGATTTAAGTTGCTTGTTCTCGTTGAAAATCTTATTTGCCTTTCTGACAAT